TGTAAACTTTTTAAGCAACTACGATGTACTAGCAGTCGGTGTTGACGCAAACGGTGTTGGAGATGCTGTTGCTCAACGTTTAAAACTTCTTTTACCTAGAGCAGAAGTTGCTTCAATTACATCTAGCCCAACAGAGCAGTCACAGCGTTGGAAACACCTTCAAGCCTTAATTCAAAGACGAATGATTGGATTTCCAGCACATGCCAAGACTAGAAGGCTTAGAACCTGGAAAAGGTTCTACCAACAGATGGTTGATGCCGAAGTCCAGTACAAGGGCCCTAACTTCCTAGTTGCGGCTCCAGACGAGTCTTATGCCCATGATGACTACGTAGATTCGCTTTCTATTGCCTGTTCTTTAACAAAAGATTTAGTTATGCCTGAGGTTGTGCTGTCAAGTAGCCCATTCTTCGGTAACAATTAGATATGAGTTAAACGGTACGAAATGTAAGTTATCCGTCAAACTCATACCAGGAATAGGCCGTTCCCAACAAACAGTTTAGGAGTCATTAATGACGCTAGGACCAAACCCTCAATTCCCTGAAAAGGGTACTCATGTATATGAGATGAAAGCAGCAGGAAACGCAACTCGTCGTGGACCGCTACGCTTCGAAGAAGGAATCGCAACTGACACTGATGTGCCAAACGATTTCCAAACAGGCATTATGAATGGATACGCTGCTGCTGCAGGTCGTCCAAATCGCAATGCACCAGTTCATACAAAGACTGCAGCCGAAACAATGAGCGAACGTGCTCACGTAGGCTCTGCTGCATGGACAGAGGCTCCAACATTCTTGTCCGAGTTCTCTCACGGTTCATTTACCGACTATGCAGAACAAAAGGTTGAAGTTGTTGCTCGCTCTGGTGGACGCACACAACGTGTTGCCCCAACCGTAGTAAACGACTAATTACCTAATAGAACTTTAGCCCCCCAAGGTATATGCTTGGGGGGATTAAAGGTGTAAAGGATTTTAAAGTGGCTGAAAAACCTGCTAATGAAAAACTTTGGGCAATGATTATTGCTCAAGCAAAAGCAAAGTTTTCCACCTACCCAAATCCTGCTGCAAGTCACTGGGTTCATACAAAATATGAACAATCAGGTGGTAAGTTTATTGACACCAGTAATCCTGTTTATAAACAACAGGTATTACAAAAAAAACAGTTTGAAAAAAAGCAAGAAAGTCGTTCAGCAGTTAAATTAGGAAGTAAGAAAAAGGGTGGAAAAAAACAAGATGATAAGTAGAGACGTTAGATGAGTTTCGTTGATTTTTCTCCTCCCAGTTACAGGGCAGCGTCTTCCGACTTAACTATCTCTATTTCTCCGTTAGGTTTAGTAGAACTTGCGGATGAAGAATTTGAAGTACATGGTCCCCGCTTAAACCGTTATTCACTTAACTGGGCTATGTATCTTGGTCACCACTGGGGATACCGTCGTGAACAAGGCGAAATGCAAATTTCGGTTAACTATTACCGTGCATTTAATGATTATTTAGCACGTTTTACATTTGGCAAAGGAATTCATTTCCGTAGTCCAAAAGCAACTGAAGCAATTGTTCCAGACCGTTTACAAAGAGTTTGGGAAGTTGACAATGACAAAATGCGTGTGCTTCTTGAAATGGCACAACAAGGCGGTATTACAGGCGACTGTTTTGTAAAGGTTGCTTATGAAGAGCCTTGGACAGATGCTATTGGACGTTTACATCCAGGCAGAGTTCGTATCCTTCCTCTAAATTCTTCTTTTGCTTTTCCAGAGTTCCACCCACACGATAGAAATCGTTTGCTTCGTTTTAAGCAAAAGTATCGTTTTTGGGGAACTTCTTTAGAAGGTACACGTCAAGTGTTTACCTACACAGAGATTTTGACTGATGACATTATTGAAGAGTACATAAACGACGAACTAATTGACTCTCGTCCAAACCCTCTTGGTGTAATCCCAGTAGTTCATATTCCAAACGTCCCAGTTGCGGGTTCTCCTTGGGGACTTTCTGATTGTCATGACATCATTACTATTAACCGCTCCTACAATGAAATCTCTACAGATGTTGCAGACATCATCAACTATCACGCTGCTCCTGTAACAGTTATCGTTGGAGCAAAGGCTTCTAACCTTGAAAAAGGTCCAAAGAAAGTCTGGGGCGGTCTTCCAAAAGATTCTCAAGTATTTAACTTAGAAGGTGGAGCATCTGGAATTGATGGTGCACTTAAGTACTTAGAACTTCTAAAGCGTTCTATGCACGAAATGATGAACATTCCAGAGTCTGCTCTTGGACAAGTACAACCAATTTCTAACACATCAGGTGTAGCACTTTCTATTCAGTACCAACCATTAATGAACCGTTGGTCACAGAAGGTTGCACAATACGGTGCGGGTATTGAAGCAATTAACGAACTAATTATTTTGAACTTGGCTGTTAAAGAGCCAGAAACATTGATGTACAACCCAGAAGAAGACGGTCCAATTAAAGAAGGTCAATACGACCGTCTAGACCCTAATGACCCACTTACTTATCAAAACTATGTTCAATTCCCACCACCATTGCCATTAGATAAATTGATTATTCTTAATGAAATCCAAACCAAACTTGGTATGGGCCTTGAGTCAAAAGAAGGTGCACTACGTACTTTGGGCGAGGAGTTCCCAGAAGAGAAACTTCAAGAAATCCGTTCTGAACTTATGGAAGAAGCCAAATCCGATGGAGCATTGCAACTCCTAAAGGTTCAAATCCAAAAGGAAATTCAGGATATGACAGGCATGATGCCAGGTCCAGACGGAAATTCCGCTATTCCATTGCAGCCAACTCAACTAGCAGATGGCGACATTATGGGAGACGGAGTTGGAGGACAGCCAACGCCAGAAAACGTGGCTGACCCAATGATTCAAGAAGGAATGATGGCTGAAGCACAGGCTGAGGCTGACATAAGAAACCGTCTAGTAACTGAAGCCTACGGAACGAAAATTCCGCAAAGAAGAGCAGTTGATAGAGACAACTAAGAATTCAGATGACATCATCTGATTATAGGCTGACAAAAGTATATTTATAGTATGCAATTGTCAGGTAATACGTGTGGTACGCGGGTAAAACCGTAATTCGGACAAAGATAAAGAAATGAGTATGTGAACCCTAATGGAAAACAACGAAACAGTTACTGAAACAGTAGCAACCGAGGCTGCAATTCCCCTCATGGAAAGCACTTCGTCGGAGGTAGAAGCAATGGATAGTACTTTTGCATTTTCACAGGACGACATTGTTCGTGCTCGTGAGCAAGAGAAAGCCAAACTATACCCTCAACTCGAAAAGTTGAAAGACGAACTTGCGACCCTGAAGAAGGAGCGTGATGAGCGTGTGGCTGAAGAAGACCTTAAGCGTCAGGCTGCTGAAGCAGAACAAGAGATGGATGTTCGTGCTCTTTTACAAAAGAAAGAGCAAGAATTTCAATCTCAACTAGAAGAAGAACGTATCGAACGAGAAAGAGCGTTTGCACTTCTAGAGCAAGAGCGTCAATTCCAAGAATTGATGCAATACCGTCAACAAAGACTAGAAGCAGAGCGTGAGAACATCATTCCTGAACTTGTAGATTTGATTGAAGGAAATAACCGCGATGAAATCGAGCAGAGCATCGCAAGTCTTAAAGATAAATCTGCTCGGATTCTCGACTCTGCAGCACAAGCGATGAGCAGTGCACGTAGAGAAATGGCTGGAGCAAGAGTAACTGCACCAGCATCAGGACCTCTCGATAACGACACGGAACAACGTTCGTACTCTCCCGATTCAATTCGGGACATGTCACTGGCAGACTATGCGAAGAACAGAGCCAAGTTACTTGGCGACGCAACAAACAATCGCGGTCGGGGACTGTTCGGGTAAGCCCAAACAATTAACCATCTAACAGGAAAGGACTGATTCCAAAATGGCATCAGCAATTACTGGCACAAGTGAATTAGCAGGAGCACCTACCGCTTATTCAGGTAGCAACTCTTCACTTTCACAAGCCATTCAGACCATTTGGTCTAAAGAAATCCTGTTCCAAGCGATGCCAATTCTTCGCTTTGAACAATTCGCAGTAAAGAAGACCGAACTTGGTGTAGCACCAGGACTTCGTGTTAACTTCCTCCGCTACAAGAACTTTGCGGTAGACCCAACACCTCTAACTGAAGGTGTTCGTCTAACTACAAACGCTCTTACAGCAGAACAAATTGCAATCACCGTTGCTGAACACGGCTACGCAGTTGCAGTTTCTGAGTTGCTATTGAACGCATCCTTCGACGACGTAATGGCTTCAGCCTCACGTCTTCTTGGTCGTCAAATGGCTCAGTACCTAGATGTACAAGCACGTAACACCTTGGGTGCTGCAACTTCTGCAGTATTCGGTTACGACCGCTCAGGCATCACAGGCGGAGCATTTACTAACTACGATGAAGGCACACCTGCAACAGGTCTTGCTGACAT